GCCAATAAACAGCCAACATCCCGTAAAACATATAATGTCAGAAAACAACAACAACAATAATAAACAAGAAAAAGGAAAACAAAAGGAAGATGGGTCCGATGATGGAAAATCAGTCGTCGACAGCGTTATCGATTTTGTCTTTGGTGGAGAACCAGAGAATGCAAATGGAGACGTTGATGCACGTAACAATACTAAACCGACACGCGGAACAATCTGGTCTGGGTTCTTATCTGCTGGATCACTCGCGGAACAGCAATCAGGCAGTGACTCTGATGATGATGGAGATGATGAACCTGCCGACGGGGGGTCCTCCAGTGCAAATGATTCTAAGGCACCTTCAGATGCGAATGCTAAGCGACCTAAGAAGACATCGTGGTTATCCCGGCGATATATCGGACTTGGGTTACTGATTGCAATTTTCCTACCGTACAATCATATTTACTTCGGACTTCAACATCTTTATGTGACCTATTTCTTTGAGCTCCCAGTTATAGCCTGGTGTGTTAACACTTGGGGAAATTTCTGGTTGAGCGAAACAGGACTCAGTCTAGCTACATGGTTAGCTGGACTGGCTTTGCCCACATGGTTTTACACCATGGCCCCTGCACTAGGTGCTGCAACTGCAGCTACGGGTGGCTTTGTCATCCTTATAGTCAGAGGCTATGCCAGTTATGTTAGCAAAGTTATGTTCTCCACCCACGGGATGTTTTCGACGCTTCAGTGTGTGTGCCTCAACATGGTAACTTTAGGGTACGTTAAACGTGCCATGGCAGATCTAAAGTTCCACTGGGCGGTCGATTCCGGTATGATAACCGGAGATGGGTGGCAACGCGTCAATCCCAGGGACGCATTCAAAATTCCTGGCAGGATTCATATCCTTGATGGAGATGTTAGTGTAATACAGTCCATCACTGACACATTTTGGAGAAGTCCAAATATGTCATATCCTTATCCTCATATAGTTTTTAGAAAATATTGGAAGAAAAGACCGATGGCTGTTGCCACCTATACGTTTATCACTGTTCCACATATGGTTTGGACTAGTTTGGGCTCATTTGTTATTGCAAATCTGGTCCTTTTCTATGCGGTGTTCAAATTGGTGAGGTGGTCCCAAAAACAACGGTCAAAAGAAGAAGTTCAACAGAAATTTGAAAAGCAAGAAGCTCTTGGCAGTTATGCTGGACAGTGTGTTGCTGGGATAGGAGCACTCCCCTTCGTTGCATCACTTTTTGCAAAGAAAGGGGCCCGGTTAGACATTGTGGCAAGACAGTGGCAAACATGTGCCCACCTTGTTGATGCAATTGATTGCGTTACTGGCAAAGTTACAAGCCATTCCTTGAAGAAATATGTCAACAGCATCATTGAAGCTTTAAACTTCTCTGATGCTGTTAAGGACAGTCTCATTTTGTGGTTTTACTTTGCTATTAGCATCGTTTTGACAATCCTTGGTGTACGCACTGTTGATACAATATTGAAAGCCGAGTATCTTACCATAAAAGACAGTAAGTCACAGAAGCAAGATTCACCAACAACAAGTTCAATGTTCCGAACTGGCAAGACTGAGGCAGGAAAAGATACTGCCCAAACTAAAATACTTCCACCAATACATATGTCAATAAATATTGACCACAAAGAAAGAACTATGACAAATAATGGCGATACTATAGAGACGTGTACGAATAATTACACCATACAGTTTGAAAATCTCTTACGCCAAATAAAACAAAATCAGGAAAAAACTGAAGCCCTCATTGATGGGCTTGAGGATAAAATAATAGACCTTGCTGACAATAATGAAGAAGCCATTGATAAGCTCAAAAAGCAGATTGATGGTTTCCATGAAGAGGGACGCCGCAAAATCACTAGCGATAAGCGTTCAGTCGCGGGCCAGCATCAAGCAGATGTTGAAAAACAACAAAAACCCACTCATGAACAGGATGCTGAGCGGGAAATAAAAACACAACGCAAATCAAAAGGAAAAGCAAAATTACCTTTTCCTGACGTTGAAAAGAAAAATAACGCTGTTAACAACAGAGGCTTCATTTTTGGTTATGAAGACTTTGATATCGCAAAATTGCGAGGATATTCCCAGCGAGAGCTGGATGAAGCGAAACGAATACATGCCATGGTTAAATCTGGATTGGCGGAGCCAGATACTAGTTGGAATAAGATTTACCTCAATGATGTTTACCCAGGTTTTGATGAACGAACTTGGGGTCAAATATTGGCAAACGTTGAGACTTTTCTCTATGGAATGAAGGAATTCAAATCTGACCAACTGTTGATGGATGCTGACTTAGTTATTGAACTATGGACTTTGCCTGACAGGGGTTATGTCGGGCCCGCCTACCTAAAAGGTAGAGCGATGAAACAAGGTAAATTGATTCCTCCTACTTTGAAAGATGAGGCTAGGAAGAAGAGGGTGCGAAATGCGGGACCTCAGCCTTCAACCTCCACCCCATCAGGGGATAAAATGGAGTCAATCAATTATAACAATCCGTATATCACTGATGCCAAGGATACCAAGAACAGAAATGTAATATTGCATGATGAGGCTGGAAATCAGCGTGGACATGGAATCATTGTTTCTAGAACTGTAAATGGTTCTATACAATACTACGTTTGTACTGCCAACCATGTGATGAAGTGGAAACCCACCCATATCACCACCTTTCATGGTGCTGAGCAAAAATTGGGGGGTGTGGCACGGGTGAATCAAGACAAATGTTGGGTTGCAATAAAAGAGTTACCACCGAATATTCGCCCAACTAAAATGAAAATTGCGAAACCAGAAAAGATGCAGGCATTGGCACATCATTTCTCAGCGAAAGAAAAGCAGTGGGTACTTTCCACTGGCCATTATAATCCCGTTGAGGGGGGTGATTACCCCAGTGAAGATGGAGATAGTGGTATGGGAATTTTTGATGCAGTCGATATGCACTGTATAGGAATACATCGTGGAGACAAAAACGATACTACCCGTTCCGTTAATCTTTGGGACGAAGAGGACCTCCTCTGGGTTTCTGGCCAGGGGGAAGGTTCAGCGCCCTAGAAAGGGCGCTATTAAAGGCATTGGTGATGTGGCCCCAACAATTATCACCCCCACAGCAGACAGGGTTTCCCTTCGACCCATACTGTGTGGGTAATATCGGTGTCCCAATTGGACTTCCGAAAGATCACAAAGTGAAGGTGAATTCACATTTCGCAAAAGTTTATGACAAACCAGTTCCATTTGGTAGAGTCCAAGGGAATTTTGTTGGTGTCTATAAAGCCACTGAACGGTACTACCACCCCGATATTACTGTCGAGGATTATGGTAAAGAGCGTTTCAGATCTGTTTTCAATGTAATGAAACAAATTTATCGCCCTTTTAAGGGTGTTTGCAGACCTGTTGACTTTTTAGACACACAATTTAACCCCGACTCATCACTTGGTTATGTAGTCAAACAAGAAATGAAGAGACAATACAAACTCAAAAACACACCACGACTTGTTCGAAAGAAAGATCAATTGTATCCCCTGACACCCCGCCTCATTGTTTGGATGAAGGAGTGGGGTTGGCGATTTCAGATCCCTGTTTTATGGGAAACATCGGGCAAGTGTGAAATTTTGAAACAAAAGAAAGTGGATGCTGGAGACATCAGAACATTCACATTTGGAGATCCTTTTTACACCCTGAATTACTCACATTTGATATCAGGAGTTAAGATATGTATGAAGCTGTTTGCAAATTCATTTGGTAAAACGTCCTCGCGTATGGGGGTCTCGTTCACTCACGGTTCCTTCACTGAGATGTGTGAACAACTCAGGCACATGATTTGTGTTAAAGGGGATTGTATGAAATGGGACTCCAATTACGTAGAGGTTTTGGCTATGGCCAGTTACCATCTATGCTTGTATCTTATGGGATGCTCACCCAATGAACCAATGGGCAAGGAATTATTTTATTACGTACAACAAGCGCATCACTCTTATGTACGCATGCCGGGCGGTCAAGTCCTTAAGATTCTCTTTAAAGTTAGTGGAGATCCGTGGACCACTGGAGGCAATTGTATGGGCCATGAGTTTATACTGGTTGACCATCTAATGGAAATCACGGCACTTTTTAATGAAGAAAATGGGACGCATCACACACCATATCAGATGTATCGCAAATGTGCATGGAACATATATGCTGATGATCACCTCAATGGATATCCCCCTATCTTAGAACAATATTTATCATATGAAACAAGAGCGGAAGCATATGGTAGGGTCGGACAGAAATTGCACCCACCACCTAATGATGAAGTCCAATTTGGCCCATTGGGTTTGATGTTTCTTGGAGCGGAAGTAGTTGAGCGCGATGGGTACTTTGTTCCACGGTATGACTTCAATCGGCTCCTAGCAATTTTATATTGCAATGAGTATAGTCCGAAAGAACTTGAAGAAGTAATCGTGTCAATTTCACCTCTCGTAGCAACAAACGAAAAGGCGCAGGAAGTATTGATAAAATATGTTTCCCAATACTATCCATGGCTGATACCGTACTTAGAAGACATCAAGTGTGTCTTTTCCGGGGAGGAGGCTGTGGGAATAAAAATAGATAGAGATTATCCAAAGATAAAAGAACAAGCACTATTAACCGAAGAAGAAAAACGTCAGATGAATGGCAACAGTAATAGCATGGGATCCAAACTCAACAATACCCTTAATAATCCTGCCGGGTACGACGGGCAGTTGGCTGTCAATCCACGACGGACTCGCAAGCGATCTCGTAACACAATACGACGCGCTAATGCTGGATCTGGACAACGAGATCCTGTCCTCACGCGTGATGCAGTTAGGCACCTTAACACGGCAAGCAGGGAATTACAACTCAGCAATGCTGCCAGACCCAACTCCCGCGGAGGTAGTGGCAGCACTATGCGCACCGGAGTACCCCGTCCTCTCCCAAGACGTGGATTCTCTAAGACGAACAAATCCGAAATCCGCACAATCGTTGCAGGATTTCTCAATCCACGGGATAACTGCAACATCCTCCCGACTTCTGGAGAAGAAGTTGGAATCTACAACTCGAAAATCGCATCCATTAACATCACAGGCGCGAACGACACAACCTCCCCGCCACTCTTAGCTACAGCAGACTATGGGAAGTTCTCGGTATTTGTGTCTCCGACCATTACCAATAAATCAGGGTTCGCAAACACCCCAAATACAAGACTTATCGTCGTTGACGGTGGCGACAGAAATGTTGTCTACCCCGCTGGAGGTCTTACTACTACTGTGTTTAATTCTAGGATCAATTTCTATCCTGATCCTAATCAAAATGTGTACACTAATACTGATCAAAAGGGCACTGCAGATGAGATGGCCTGTACCGGCATGTCCCTGCTGCTCACCTACGACGGAGATCTTATTAGAGGAGGGGGACAGATCGCAAGCCACTGTATGCCTGCGGGATCATACTTTAAACGAGCAATAACAACAAATGTCAACCCCGGAAATGCTGCGATTTCAATTACAAATTACGACGTCCTGAATGATTCAATACCAAAATCGTACAATGGCCCTCTGGTTGAAGGTACATACGTTTGGTGGTGTCCCGACTCCATAGACGATTTGTCCCCTAAGGCCGTACAATCAAGCTCTGCTCCGACTTATCAGACCTGGGATACCTACAGCCCCCCATATTTGGTGGCGGCCGGGGTTATTACCCAGGGCACAACAGGGCAATCATCACTCATGTTGACGACGTATGCTAATTACAATTACACCAGGAATGACAGAACGCAACCTGGATTTTCAACTAAGGCCACCAGATCTGATCTTGAGATGGCTTTAGAATTTTTACAACACTGCCCTAAAGCAATGCCAAATGCGTTCCACATTGCTGCCATCCCTGCTTTACTCGGGGCTCTGGCGGGTTTTCTCACTACGGGCGACGCCAAGGGTGCCATACTCGGAGCAATTAAGAGTACTGGCGTCCAAGGTGTCAAATAAATACCGATGTACACTTCAAGGAACACATCTACTGGAACTGGATAATCACAACCATAGATCCGTGTACGCGGTGTTGGTTTGGTTTGAAGGTTGGAAACGGAGTGAATGGCAGAGTTCTAACCCCTTATGGATGGGTCTTTTTACTATTTTTACCCATGGTGTGAGTACTTGAACAAAATGGGCAGGTCACACCTAACACAATGACAATCTGTTTGTGGATATCACCGAGACCTATGGGATGAGCTAGTCTCGATTGTATCCGCACACTTGCTGTCTTGTGTTCGTGTGCCCGTAAGACCCGCTTTCCTCTGTAGGAAGAATGGAAA